CATCTAAAGGGTGGTATGGTATGGCGTACGCCTACGACCTCGTAAGAGAGTCTCAGCCGCATCTATGGCCGGCGATCATGCAAGCCTGTGAATCGGCCAAGTTCCCAAAACCGAAATCATCGAAGGAGCAGTCATATGAGTGATCTAAAAGACACTTTACAACAACGTGGTAATCGATATGGTCCGTTCACCGGGCACGCGTCTATCACGCAGACACTCAAGGATTCGATGCGTGGCACGGATAATTGGCAACATCTGGCAGACGATCAAAAAGAAGCACTTGAAATGATCGCTCATAAAATCGGGCGCATACTCAACGGTGACCCGAATTACGACGATTCTTGGATCGACATTGCCGGTTATGCGACTCTGGTGGCCAACCGCTTGAAAAGATGATGATGAACCGAGACGACCTAGAACGCTTCGCCACCATCGTCGCCGCAGCCCAACGCGAAAAAGTCGCTGCTTGGATGATCCGGAATGGCTACGTTACCGGACATGGTGACACAATCGAAGATTTGCTGGACCACCTCGCTACGCAAATCACCAAGAAAGGAACCCCATGAAACCTAGCCACCTTGTCACGCCACGTACATTGGCTGACTGTACTTTCACTGTCGACTACAGTATTTCTCAGCCGCGTCAACACCGCATATCAATGAATGCGGTCATCGTCATGATCGCAATAGGAGTTACGACATGGATATTGATCAGATCATTGATATAATCGTAGTAGTGCAATTGATGGGCATTGCCGTTCTGTTATTCTGGAAATGGCGTTAAGACATGAAATGTCCACACTGCTCAGCATGGACAGTCGGAATAATCCGTGAAACTAGACAACGTCTGGGTTATGTTTATCGGAGGTATGAATGCGGAAATCTACACCGGTTCAGCACTCGAGAATTCCTTTGGGCTGCACCAACCAAGGGCGGAATCCGGAAGCCGCCGAGGCTTGCACCGAATTTGGCACAGATGACTTCGACGACTCTATCGCCATCGGATTCATCCTCAAGCGAATCGTGATCGCCGTAGTTATCGTCGGTATTATCGCTGCGGTTGCGGTGTTATTATAGCGTCATAGGCCCGCTCGCAGGCAGTGCCGGCAGCGCCTCGAGCGTCGGCTACGGCAGCAAGCTCTGCAGCCGCTTGCGCAACCCCTCTGAGCAAGTTGGTGAGCACCACTCCGGGGTCTGGGGCTGCCTGGCCTCCGAAGGAAGGGTCGGCACGGTCGCGGGTTGGATTGGCGCACTGGGCGGCGATGATTTCGGCACGGCGCTGCAGGCCGTCAGCAGCACTGCGGGCACGAGCAGCGTCAGCGGCCGCAGCGCGGATCTTGGCTTGGGCATCGGTCTGCACCTCCGTGTGCTGGGCTCGCCAGCGTGCTTCCAAGGCTCGCGCGGCTTCGCTGGCGGCAAGGGCCTCGGCCACCAGTTTCTCGCGCTCCTGAGCCCGTTCTGCGCGTTCTGTGGCCAGTGTGGCGCGCATCCGTTGTTCGGATCGCTCGGCGACGTTGACTTCCCACGCAAGCATGCCGGACGTTACCGCTAGGCCGACGCACACGGCGCCGAGGATGTATGAGATGGTGCGGTCGATCATTGGCCGAGACACTGCCGGTTTTCAGCCTGCCGGCGCAGAGTCAGGCCACGCAAGGGCTCGCCACGGAAGCGATCCCAGCGCAGGATCTCGGCGCAGGCCCCGGCGTAGTCGCCCGCGTTCAGACGGCGCACCAGCGTCGAGCCGCAGAACGCCCCCGGCCCGATGTTGTACGCCAGGCTCAGGAAAGCGTCGTATTCGTGCTGATGCAGCGGTACTCGCACGCACTGCTTCAGAGCGCCTTCGAATTTCTGCACATCCTGCAGTTTGCGCACCAGAGCCTGCACAGGCTCGATGCGGTCGCCGGGTTTCACGCCGGCAGTCGTGCCAAAGCCGATGGTCGGCACATCGCCCTTGACTGGGGTATACGCCTCGCCGCGGTAGCCCTCATGGACGGCAATGCCGACCAGCGCAGACGCTGAGAGCGTCAGGGCGCCGATGACGATGCGGGCTTTCATTCGGCGTCAGGCCCGCCCCGAAAGTGCATCCTGCCCCAGCGATACAGCAGGAAACCGATCTGGAGCACCAGATAGATCAGCGTGACCCACAGCACCAAGTCATTGACGGGCATGCCGGCAATAGTTGCGCCAGCGACGGCGACTGGCGGCGAAGCCTTTGCGGCTTCAGTGGCGATGTCGGCTTTCTGTTGCATCGTCAGGCTCATGTCAATCGCTCGTCGGTTTCTGCAGCGCGTGCCTCGCGCTCCATCGGATGATCGGTGTACCCGTGGCGGACGAGGCCCCACAAGTACGTAACATAGTATCGCAGCAAACCCAGGCGCTGGTACTGCCGCCAGTGCGCCTGCTCGTGGCGGATCAGGCGCTGGCTGTGCAGGTGCTCGGCCAGGATGTAGATGCCGAACGGCACCAGGCAGATGCCCGCGTAGCCGAAGGTTCGCAGGAACCAGGCGATGATGTGGCGGGCGGGGCTGGGGATCACAAGTTGCCTTCGCTTGTCCACGTACCCGGTGTGCCGGCAACGGTGCAAAACCAACCCTTCGGTTGGCCGACTGCAGGATTTGTCTTGGCGCAATGATCTCCTACGGCCCAAGTGCCCGCTGTCGGTGCTGCGCTGTCTGCCAAATGAATGACTGGCCCACCGCCAAAACCAGAAACCGCAGACGCTTTGAATATCACTCCCTGCCAGACCGCGCCAGACAACTCAGTCGTCACCGTGTTGAACGTGTTGTCTTCCACGATCCAGGGGCCGGCACCGCTTGCCGTCACACCAATCGCGCAATTCTCAAATGTGTTTGAGGCGCATTTGGTGTTGATGGTCCGCGCGCTAACAGATTGTGCCCATGTTACGCCGCGATGAAACCTGTTGATTGTGTTTCCAACACAATGCACGGTTCCTTGAAACCAAATTCCGCTGTTGAATTGATCGTTGGTGGTGTTATCAGATCCGGAAATTCTGTTTCCTGTTGCGGAACAAGAGTACCCACCAAGAGAGTTGGCAAGAATAATTCCACCAGTAGCGGACCCATTGCTGTCAATGTGATTGCCGACAAAATGACAGTTGCCGCCGTCTGATGAAGTGGTTTCGTAGAAGATGTTGTAGTTTGTCGAGTTGATCACACGGTTGCCGGTAACCAAATATCCGTGGGGACGAATCGTCAGCCAGATTCCGTATCCTGCAGTCCTGGTCACGTTGTTTGCACTGATCACTGCACGCGGCTGATTGGTGCTGCTGTAGGTGTAGCCCGGTGCGATCTTGATGCCAGCAGTGGAGCAATCCACAACCACGTTGCCGGTGATGCTGTCCGCGCCGCCGTTACAAAAGATGCCTGCTCGTAGAGATGAATCTGACGGATATAACGTACCAAATCCGCACCGAGAGACATTGTTTCCAGTGATGGAGACATCGCCTGCCGGCAGGGTCGACGCGTTCATGTAGATGCCCGAATACGGCACATCTCGAACGACGTTCCCGCTGACTAGGGCGCGAGTGTTCACCGTGCCGTTGTAGCCAACGATGATGCCGTAACGGCGGCGGTTGTTCGCATCGGCCAGTGGCGTCACCCCATCCGACTGCAGCGGGTTGACCACATTTGATGAGATCAGGACTTCTTTGTCCCCGCTGTTCGTATCTACACTGATCCCGCTGTCGTTGTTGCTGAGACAGAAGTTGCCAGTGATGATCCCCCGCGAGGACGGCGCTCCGGTGCTGCCGTAGATAAAAATATCAGAGGATGACCCGCTATCGTAGGTTCCTCCCCAAACTCGATTGTCCGTGACCGTAAAGTTTTTGCACCCCCGAAACTGGATGCCGTAAAGCCAGTTTTGGACTTGGCAGTTTTTGATAGTCGGGTTGTTCCGTGAGTCAGCACGAACAGCGGACCCGATGCCAGAGTTAGGCCCGACAATCTTGAGTCCGTCTACCGTGATGCCGTCCCCGGCATACGTGAAGGCATTGGTGCCTGCCGCTGTCGATTGCGTCACAGTAGCCGTGCCGCTTTCAGCGTAGACATACGTGTTGGCTGGAACAGAGAGGGCCGCGTTGATGGCGTAAGAACCCGCCGGGAAATAGACCGATTTGCCGGCGCCAGCGGTCAACGCCGCCTGAATCGCAACCGTGTCATCCGCAACCCCATTTCCCACCGCCCCGAAATCCTTCACGCTCACCACATCACGCATCTTGGCCTGTGCCGTGCGCGTGACTGCGCCGACGCCGGCTTGGAGGAACGTCACATCGGTAGCATCCACCTCGACGACCACGCCACTCAGGCGTTCCGTCGCCGTCAGCGCCGAGTACACCGTGCTGCCGTTCTTGTTCTGCACCAGCAGGCTGTAATCGCTGTCCACGTACAGCCTGGCGGGCGTGCCAGAGCGCATGGGATAACCGCCACGGGTTCGCACCGGCAGCGCGGCCGGCACGCTGAGTGCGGCGTCCCAATACACGCTGATCGGGTTGCCGATGGGGTTCAGTCCGGCGGTGCCGATCCAGATGTAACCGTCTTCGAGCGGCTGGCCGTCGATGTCGGTGATGATGGGGAAGGGGGGCTGGATGCTGAGGGCGGTCATTCTTTGGACTCCTTTTCGGACATCGGGGCTTTGATGGCCGATAATTTGGTGATCAGAGCAAGTTCTTCACTCGGCTTAGCCGACGCGAGTTTACGGAGAATATCTCTAACAGCCGGCGATTCATACAGACGAGCAGAAGCCCCGAGTGCACCCGCACCCATGGCAGTAGCTGTAGTGCCGAGTATACCACCACCGAAGAGTCCATACAACCCCGCTAAGGGCAGACCGGCGACCCCGGTTACGGTAGCAGCGGATCCGGCCATCTTAGCTATCGATGGCTCCTCCGCCGCGCGGGCAGAAACTTCGCCGGCACGGCGTGTGGCATTCAAGACTTTGGCCAAGCCTTGGATACGATTCAGATCATCGCCACTGAAGAAGACATTGATCGAATCGCCGAGTTCTTTGACTTGATCAGCGAACTTGCTGGGATCGAGATCAGTTCGTCCGCCCGGGCCTGCGACTTGACTTTCACGCACCGCGCGCGAAATGATAGCTGATCGAGCGATAGATTTACCCATCACCGACAGCCCGTCGTACAATTGTTTGATTTCGCTCGGACGCTTGCTGAACAACATGTTCTCAACGATCTCCGGCGTCGTATCACCCTTGTTGAGTGTACGCTTGAAGATGTCCATATCGAGATCATCGCTCAGATTTTTGAGTCTGTTATTGGCAACTTGCCATTTGGTGAGATCTCGACGATCACCATTCGTTTTGATGAACTCGCTCATGTCATCGCGCAATCCTTTGTAGATGCTGGACACGGCTTTTTCGGAGATCGTGCGAATGTTCAGCAGATCAGGCGTGCTGAATTGATCACCCAGAGTCTTGCGCAACTCTTCGATCTGCTGGATGTTCTTACCTGGGAGAGCGGCCTTCCAATCCTCGAGAATTTTGATCGCCGGTTCATAGATCTGGCCCCTCTTGGCTTGCTCTTTCAAGTCAGAGAGTTCTTGGCGCAGAGCGGCAATTTGTTCTTGTTTATAACCTTTCGGCAATTCCAGTCGTGAAGCACGCAATGAATCGATCTGGTCTTGAACCGACTTGATCTCATCGTCGAACCCGCGAGCTTGCAAATTTCGTAGACGAGCGATCTGTTGATCAAGAATCGTGGTTGTGTTCGACAATGGAACTTCGCCGGCTCCCGAAAGACGAGTGAAAACTTCGTCTTTCATGTTCTTATATTTATTGATGTCGGACGATCGCTTGCCGACCAGATCAGCGACAAGTTGTTCAGGTAGTGATTGAGTAACACCCGGCCCGGCTTCGGGCTCACTATAGAGACGGTACAAATCCGATACAGCCTGTACTCGTTCTCGCTGCTGCGCCAACCGAGGTTGAGTCGTTCCAACGCCTGGAACTGCTTCGCCAGCGCGTTGAATACCTCGAGTGATCCCAGTTTCGGGCGGTGAGATGTCGGATCTCATCAGGCGAACACCGGTTTGCCCAGCTGCCCGTTCGAGAGATGTCGGAGGCGGTGGCTTAACCGTCATCGCCAGAGCCCGCGGATTGACTGCACTACCAGCTGCGACGCTGCCACCGAGAGCAGCTAGGGTCTGTGCGACAGGACCTCCACCTGCTTCAGCAGTCGCTTGTTGGGCTGCTCCTCCGCCGCCACCGGCAGCTATTTGTGCAGCAGGCATAGTGCTTAATTGAGTAGCTACCGTTCGTGCCACCGGGGCGGTGACGAGATTCGCGGCTTGTCTGGCCACACCAACACCGGTCGCGGCCTGTGCCATCCCGCCGGTCGCTTGTTGTACGATGCGCTCGACTTCATTGGCTGGTTGAGGTACGCCGGCTTCAGTCAGCAATCGTGAAACAACACTTTGTAAGGTCTGAAGGCGACGCTCAGCAGGAACGAATTGATTGATGATCGCGGACACTGGATCAGTGAAAGTACCAAGTAGCCCAGCGACACCTTCAGCGCCGGCACGAGCAGTCAATCCGATTTGTCTTCCGACTTGCTGACCGACCCCAGGAGCAGATACTTCCGGAACGATCGGAGGCTGGGCCGGTACTGATATAGCTCCTGGGGTCGGCGAGACGGTCGGAGGCACCGCCGCTGCCGCAGGCGGTACAGTCGGAGTAGCGCGAGCCGCCATCTGCGGCTGTGCCTGCGCGGCTCCCTGTAAAGGGGGCTGTACTGTTGCGGGTGCACCGATACGAGCGAATTCATCCGACACCACTTCTGGGGGTTGCGGTTGCGGTTGCGGTTGCGGTTGCGGTTGCGGTTGCGGTTGCGGTTGCGGTTGCGGTTGCGGTTGCGGTTGCGGTTGCGGTTGCGGTTGCGGACGAGTGGTTGGCTGACTCGTCATCAAGAAATCAACGACTTGTGTGGGGGTATACCCAGCGTTGATCGCTTGATTGATTCGCGGATCAGAAGTCGATAGAAATTGAACGATCTCCGCATCTGAATAATTGGCTTTTCGCGCCTGTTCGATCTTCGCACGCATCTCAGCCATGATTATCTCCCGAAGATCTGGTCCAAAGAAGGACGTTGGGCTGGTGGAGTCGTACCCATGATCTCACCAAGTGAAGGACGCTGAGCCGGCGCAGCTGGGGCAGATCTGAACGCGCCTTTCGCGTTCAGATCATCATACCGCTGCAACAATTCACGGCTTCGATCCATATATGATCGGAACTCTGGAGTGCCGACCGAAGGTCTTTCGCCGATCAGCGCTCGAATATAGCCCATTGCTCCCTGTTGTTTTACTGCATCGATGATCTGTCGGTCGGTGATGGCGGTGGTGACCAGTTGTGCAGGAGCCGGCGCAGGTGTTGGGGCCGGTGCTGGGGCCGGTGCTGGGGCCGGTCTTGTCAACACCGGAGTGGCGACATTAGACGTCGACACTGGCGCGGCGACAGCGGGAGCGGGAGCGGGAGCGGGAGCGGGAGCGGGAGCGGGAGCGGGAGCGGGAGCGGGAGCGGGAGCGGGAGCGGGAGCGGGAGCGGGAGCGGGAGTTTCTCCGGCGATCCTGGCGAACCCGAATTTGGCTGCATTGGGATAGGCAGCGGCCTTCTCGTAAATTTTCTGGATTCGATCCAGATTCTCGAGCAAGGGTTTCGAATCCATGTCCAAGGTCAGTTTACCAAGGACAGACTGCAGGAACGCCAATTCACGCTCCGTGATATTACCGAGCGCCCCACCCGTTGGAGATTCTTGCCTCATCGCCGCCAATCGGTCGAAACCAATGTTCGCGACGATCGTGTCGATATTGCCTTGGGCAGCGATTCGCGCTGACCCAAGCACCTTTTCGGCGGCACGGCCAGAAAGTCCTGTCACTGGATTGAAAACACTCTCATTCTTGATCAGTTTCCGAAGACGATTGATTTCATCTGTGACGATCATGCCGGTCAATCCGGCGGTCGTTTCTTTCGCCGTGGTGGCTCTGGATTCTGCTTCAAGTTTTCTGGCAGTTGCAGAACCAGGGATCACATCGAAACGAAGAGGACGACCTTCGGGATCACGTACCAAAGTATAATCCGGCGGGATATTACCGATCGTTTCCGGTAATTTGACAGTGACACCGGCCCCGCCGATCGCCGAAATCTCACCAGTTTTCTTGTTGCGTTTGTAAACAGTATTCGGTGCAGCACCTCCACCGAATTCTTTGTTGAATTGTTCTGCGTTCAGAACTTCGAATTGAACCGGCTGGCCATCAGCTTCGAGTTTCGTGATGTTCGCTCTGGCGAGACGTTCAGCGTATTTTGCTTCCACGGCGGCTTTTTCGGCATCAGATCCGGCCTTGGCCAGTTCTGCCGCACGTTGTGCCATCAAGCGCGGAAAGTCAGTCGCCGTACGCCGAGCTTCAGCGGCTTCAGCTACAGACTTCAACATCTTTTGGCCGTCTTCATCCACGGCGAGCACCGGAGCGATGAGCTTCATCGCATTCGTGGGATCACGTTCGATCATCGACGCAAGGCGATCAGCCGAGGCAGATTCGTCAGGGTTTGCGCGACCTCTTTCGCGCAGCAAGTTGGTCGCAGTGCTGACATCACCGGCTTCGATCGCGGATACTACTTGTCCCATGTCCCGCATATATGCGGTCTTCTGAGTCTTTGGAATCTCACCAAGCATACTGCCGATGTTTTTCTGAACATCAGGCGGCATTGACTCAGCAAATCGAAGAACGTCCATCGTCGTGGGTTTTCCCAAAGCGAAAAATCGTGCCCGTTCTGCTTGGTATTCACGACGACGACGTTCTTCGGCCGCTACTTCAGCTGCTTTCGCCTCCGCTTGCTGACGCATAGCTTGGGCTTGAGCCATCGTTGCCCCGACCTGAATCCCTTGCAGTAAGGGATTGGCTTGTTCTTGTTGGATGTAGTTAAAGGGTTGAACGATAGCCATGATTACCTCAGTCGAACAAAGAACCCGTACCACCAGCCCCGATCTTGATACCGGCCAATTGACTCGGCAGATTCAATAGTCCACTATATGCCCGACCTTGGGCCAGGGCCGTCCCGGCTTGCGCAGCACCTTGTTGTTGCAGCAAGTTGGAAACAGTAGAACCAGTTTGCAAAGCAGCAGTGCCGGTACCCGCCGCCGACGCTTGACCTTGCTGAAGCAGGTTTTGCAGAGTCTGGCGGCCCATGTCTGTCATCCCACCGAGTCTGGTGTATTGTTGTTCGATAGCTCGTTGAAGTAATTCTGGCCGGAATTGAGCCAAAGCAGCCTGAATGTTACCACCCCTCAAGCCACCAGTGGCAGAAGCCCGGGATAAAAGAGCTTCTTCGCCTTGTCTGACAGTTTCTTGAAAACCAGCTCCTTCACTGATGCCGCGAATAGCAGCTTGCTGGCGCTCGGGGCCCAACAGGCCCATGATGGCCTGTTGTTGTTCTAGAGCGGGTGCACCGGCTTCGGCATAAGGGGCCAGACCACCGATTGCGACGATACCAGCTTCGCGATACGGCTTGAGAGCCTCTTGAATTTGCTGGAATCGTTGACGTTGTTCTTCAATTCCGGCCAGAGCCGCCGCGCTTTGAAGACCTCCCGCTTCTTGCGCAGCTTCCGACTGAAGATATCCACTCAGAAGCTGGGTGCCACCAAGTACTAAAAGGTCCATCCATCCGAGTGCCATGATTGTGTCCTATCGATCAATCAGTCTTGTTCCTCGAACTCGCGTTCTTCCCATACCTGGCAAGCCCGCAGATCGTGGCAGATGAAATCGAGTTTGGTGCAATGTCCGCGAAACCCGGCGTCGACGTCCCACTCGTTCCATGGGATCGCCATCATCTGCACTTGTTTCTCGACCGAGTTGTCATAGTACTCGCAATTCGAGCA